GGTGTCTCTTTATTGAGACACCCTGTATGTATGAGGAACGATTAATTTCGGTTCCAGAAGTAGTGTTGCCCGTAGGAGGTGCCATTCCTCCTTTAACCAAACGCGGCAGGCAATGCCATCGAGTAGTATGTGAGGATGCCGATCCCTCTTAATGTACGACAATTATGTACTCGAACTTTTGGAATCAATTGATTTATGACTCCTTGAGCGCTGCTCAAGTTCTAAGTTTTGTTACGTTTAATGAAATGTGACTAGGATGTATCTCCAAAGAAGTATCAATATTTTGTGAGTTCTAGCAAAATTCACGCCCCCCCCCCCCCTATTTATAGTTGGTTGGTCTCTGACCAGACATTCAATCGAGCTTTACTGTTTCCGTACGATGTTCCACCAGCTTTTATGTTCTAAAATAATCATGTCAAAAATAGTCTCGTTTACTGATTTAACGTTAAAATCTTTACCACTGGCTTTCAAACAAAAAACAAAACAAAAATTTCTTTTCAATTTCTCAAAAATTTGTTAGACCAGGAAAATTTGTTTCACGACACGTGTAGAATGGTTTCACCGTTCGAAGCATCATGATAACATTTTGCAGTCCCTCCGCTCCGACAAAGGACGACACTGTAAGATGGATTTTGATAACTTTTCTTGTGTGAGGTCCCTCCAGCTTCTGCTGACACCCACATTATAGCCGACTCATTATCGGCTTCAAGAATCGATTTGAAGAATCATCAATGTAGAGACTACACTTCTAGTTAAGAATCAACACCTCTCAGGTAAAAATCCGGAGGCTTCGCTGCAGAAGTTCTGCAGCTATAGGTCCCACGCCCGAATAATACTGGCCCCCCACCTCTCAGATTACAACCTTCAATTCAACGATTAAAATGAAGGCCACCTCAATTGTGATCCACGCGAATTATTTCGCCAAGCCCTGCTCCGTTCCCTTTTTTCACCGAAATGAGGTTTCCCCGGAGTTTATGCAAGATCTTCAGCATCGCACCACCACGCCCTGGGTGGTGCCTTTTTCGCAACGCGCGACTAAGTACAAAATGCTTTCGGAGTACTACCGTAACACGCGGTACTCCATCCCGGTCAATCAGGAACGCCATTTCTGTATGACCAAGGCCGAACGACTCGAAAGTGGTTTGACTGAGCGCATGGTGCGCAAAGCAAAGACCAAGTATGAGTTACAATCTGAAACCATG